GACTCTGCGCCAATGGAAGATGGAGTTGGTTCTGATGAAGAGTTACACGCTATGGTTGCCGACCCTAAATATCAAACAGACATTGCATATCGCAAAAAAGTCGAAAAGCTATTTCAGCAAAGGTACAATTAACAAACATAGCTATTGCACATTGTAAATTAGAGGCATACAATACTTTGTAAGGAATATTGCACATTGTGCAACCCTTCAGTGGCTAACAACCCGAACTGTAGCGATGCCCTTCTCCTAGAAGGAACACAAAGCGAAAAACGTGTTTAACAAATTTTAGGAGATTTACAAATGGCAATATCGCTAAGTAATGCTTTTGTTACTCTCTTTGACACTGAAGTTAAGCAAGGATATCAAGGTGAGTCCATGCTTAAAGAATGCGTTCGTTTTCGTGGTGGTGTCGAAGGTAGTACACACAAATTCCCGAAGTTAGCTAAAGGGCAAGCTACGGCTAGAATCCCTCAGAGTGATGTCGTTCCAATCAATGCACAGTTCAGCAATGTAACAGTCACAATAGATGACTTTATAGCTGCTGAGTATTCGGACATTTTCAATCAGTCAAAAGTTAATTTTGATGAAAGAAGAGAATTAGTACAAATGTTATCTAAGGCAATCGGTCGTAAACATGACCAGATTATTTTAGATGCGTTAGAAAATTCATCTACTTCTTTAACAGTTGCCAACTCAGTTGGTGGCTCAACAACAAACCTGAACGTAGCAAAATTGCGTAATGCAAAGAAATTGCTAGATCAGAAAAACGTACCAGCTGAAGATCGTCACATTGTGATTCATGCAAATTCGTTAGATAACTTGCTGTCAGAGACATCTGTCACAAGTTCGGATTTCAACACAGTGAAGGCTTTAGTATCTGGTGAGTTGAACACATTCTTAGGTTTCCGATTCTATACGATGGGCGATAGAGATGAAGGTGGTTTACCAATCGATGGCAGCAGCGATCGTACTGTATACGCTTTTCACAAATCTGCTCTAGGTATGGCTGAAGGTATCGCACCGAAAACGGAGATAAATTATGTACCTGAGAAGACATCGTTCCTTGTTGCTTCTATGTTCTCAGCTGGTGCTGCGAGCATTGATGACGAGGGTATTGTAAAAATTACCTGTAGGGAGTCCTAATCATGGCTTTTGAAAAAGATGGTTTGAATGTAATTGGTGCTGCCAAAAAAGGTAATGCACCATCTGTATTTACGTACACATCAACAGATGACCTAGCAACAATTAACACATCAGGCTATTTCAATAGCGTGAGTGAAACATTGGCTGTCGGTGATTTTATGATGACGTATGCAAAAACAAGTGCTACAGCTGAAGCTGCAACCATGGTTGTAGTTAGTAATGCTAGTGGCGTAGTCGATATGTCTGATGGGCAAGCAATTGCGCTAACAGATGGTGACTAATTAGTTTGAATTAGCAAGGGCTGGTTTACTCCTTCATTCCTCTACCATAATTAACGAACCAGCCTTTGTTTTTTTTTAAGGAGTTTTTGTGGCTGCTGGTGATACTGCGGTAACAATTTGTTCGGATGCGCTTATATTGTTAGGTGCAAAAAGTATTAGTTCTTTTAATGATGGTACAGATGAAGCTAATGCAGCAGACAGATTATATCCAGATGTCAGAGATTCCACACTCACTGTATTTCCCTGGAGTTTTGCTTTTAAGAAAGCACAACTTGCCAGACTACTTACAACGCCAACAAGTGAATGGCGTTATCAATTTCAGATGCCAGGTGATCGTTTAGGCAACCCTAGACAAGTATTCCTGAATAACAACATTAACCCGACATCATTTAAAGATTTTGAGATACAAGGTGATTTGTTATTAACCAATGAAGAAACAATATTTATAGATTATCCATTTCAAACAGAAGAATTTGCAATGCCAAAATATTTTGTGCAGTTAATGAAATATATGATGGCATGGCATCTGGCCTACCCTATTACAGAACAAGAGACAAAAACAGTTTACTGGCAAACAGTTGCAATAGGTACACCTAGCGAAAATGGTCGTGGCGGTTATATGAGAACTGCTATGCAAAATGATGCAGCTGGTAATCCTAGCAAAA